ACTGTAGATCCGTTTGCGTGCTCAGCGGGTGTTGTAGAATTTAAACCTCTCGTTATGCCACTTAAAGTGTTAGAGCCGGTGTTGTTAGTTGTATACTCCATGTCCTCAGATCCTATTCTAATTTTGCCTGAGCTTGGAAAACTTGCCGTGCTGGTCAAAGTTACTGAACTAGCACCGACTAACATAGGTCCTCCATTATTTATAGTGGTAGTAACTTGCGCCACTGTTCGTCCACCCCATAAATAAGTTCCCCAACCGTAGCCTGAGGACTGCACTAAAGGTCCTACTACTACATAAGGCCTTACATCAAGCGTTCCGTTGTTAGTTACACCTGACTTACTCTCATTTGACGGCATGGTAATTGTAAAAGTTGTTATTGATGGAACAGATTGGATCTCAAAAAGTTTGTCATCAAAATCTGTTGCAGTAAAAACTGTGTTTGCAGAAGTGAAAGATCCTGCGTTTGCAAAAGTTACAATGTCACCAACAGACAAATTATGAGCGCTTGTAGTAGTAATTGTTATTGTTGATGATCCGTTGGTCGTTGTTATGTCTGCGCCTGTGGAAAAATTATCTGTATCTAACGGTGTGATGTCATAAAAAGCACCGTCAAAATATATTATTAAAACTTTGTCTGTGCCAATGGCTGCATATTTTTTACCATCTGTATTAGCCCAAACATGCTGTGCTCTAGCTGCTCCTACTAATTTATCATTAACTAAGGCTGACCAGCCACCTATTTTTTCAGGTTCTCCATATCTAAACCTTACATTATCACCATCTACAAATCTTCCCTCTGCATCTGAGGGTGTAGATTGTTTATCAAATCCTGGTGCTATGTTTACTTTTGCTAAAGCCATGATGTAAATTATTTTATAACATTTTAGAGCATCATCCAAGTCGCAGGAGAGGGTATATTATTTTCTTAGCCCCAATTTTTGTCCTTTATTTCTTTAAAATTAAAAGCTATTGCATACTTAGCTTTTTCACTTTTATTTATATCAGTCATGTGATCGAGCCAAGGACTAAATATTAACAGACTACCTTTTTTAGGTTTTACATTAATTGATAGCTCAGGAAAAATTAATTCTTGGTCTACGTCATTTAAATATAAAATACCAGATAGAACTGACGTGCCATGGTTATGTCTTTTCGTATAATCACCTTTTTCAATTTTCAGACCCCAAGCATCCTCTAAAGAAGCTCTGTCAATTTTTGTAAATTGTGTCATGTAATCAAAGCCACGTGTTAAAACATCAAAGAATTTTTCATCTTTACAAAAAGCTCTCCAAGCTGTCATCTTGCCCTTGACATTAGTTGTATAATATAAATTGAGTTTTTCTAATGATTTATCTATCTCATTTATAAAATACTTATCATCTATATCTAGTTGTATTTCATAAAGAAAGGCTTTTCTAGAAACTTCTTTTTCGATAATTTTATTTGTCTCTATCATCTTTTACATTAACTTCATTTGAAAATGTTTTTTGCCTTTGCTGTGCCTCAGTAAATTTTTCGTTGAACTCAATAGCAATCTTTACAAGATTATTACTCAAATGTTTTAATGATTCAGGTGTAAGTTTTAATTTTCTTTTTTTAATTAATATCCAAATCTCTTTCCAAGAAAAAACTATTTCTCCAGATCCATCTTTATGTTGTATTATTTTCATTTTGTTATACCAAACAATGGTCTTTTATCTCTAAACCACTCTTTGTTCGGCCCATTTTTATTTACATAATGTAAAAAAGTTTGTGCGTGCCAATCACCTTCAAATTCATTTCTCCAATGCTCTATATCACAACCTTTGTAAACAACACCATCACCATTCTCCAACTCTATTTCTGTGCCACCCATATAAATTGGCCACTTTGCTCCACATGAGTTTATTTTAACAGTAACACTAATCTCGCATGACGGTCTGTCTTTATGTTTCTTTAAATCAGCTAAATAAGAATACATTCTCCAAAAAGAATATGTTGGAAGTAATTCTAAACCTGTTTCTTTTTCCATAAGCTTTCTTTTATTTAACATTAATGAATCAGTGGCTGGATCCCCATAAAACATGGTATCTCCTTGGTCACTTTGACCTAAATCAAATTGTGTTGTATTTACTCTATGCTTCATTCTAGTGTAATCAGTTAAGAGATTAATCTCCTCTGTAGAAAGAAAATTTTTTATTACTTTGTAACCTTTTTTTAATTCATCCATGATACAATTGAATACCTAACTCCTTTTTTAATTGGCTGCACCTTATGTGGAAACATAAAACTACTGGGCCAAACAATTAAATGTCCAGGTTTATTTGTAATTTTAAGTTCTTTGTCCTCTAGTTTAAAACATAATTCACCACCCTCATAATCATTGTTTAACATTAATATTGCACTATATTTTCTATTCATGCCAGGTCCATCATCAACATGAAATTTATAATGACCGCCTTTTTCATACCTTAGACCTTGTATATCGATGATTGTTGCCTGCCGAATGTCTGGAAATTCTGCTGCATATTTTCTAAGACCCTCAAGTATATAATGACTTAAAAAATTACACCAATGAACCTCTGACATTGATTCACTAGTATTTACCAAAGGTAAAATTTGAACATCTCGTACTTCTTTGTCTTGAAAAGTTTTATCACCACCCCACAAAGCTCCATCTTGAAATCTTTTATCTTCAAATTTTTTACTTAAAAATCTGATACATTTACTAATTATTCTTAGATCTTTTATGACAGGATAGACTTTTATGAAGTTCTCAATTGACATGTTGTCTTGTACAACATTAAAGAACTATTGTAAATAACGATTTGTAAATGGCTCTACTGTTTCGTTATCAAACCAATACCTAAGAAGTCTTGAGCTTACTGGGTAACCAATAGATTCATAATTGACGTTTTCTAAGGCAGTTTTAAAATCATTTAATCTTGTTTTAGTTGCAGCAAATTCAGGAAGTTCTAGTCTTTTTTTATGTCTTGTCATAAACTGTGTGACATAGTTAATACTCATAGTCACTTCTTCTCTAAATTTCTCTTTAGTATATTCTATTGGTCCTGCTAAATTTACTTCATTTGTTCCGTAAACTATATTTCCGTCTTGTAGTTCAGCGCTTTTCTCTCTACATACAACTGATTGGTAATCTTCTACGGATACTTCTTTGAGTAAACCTTTGCTTTCATAATCAGCAACGTCTCCTCTAATTACACCTAAATCCTCTTTATGTTTAACACAACATTGTAAAATTCCCTCTGGATTAAAAAGTAAGTATGCCATAATTAACTAATTATATTTTCAAAAATTGCTATTGCTCCATTATTTCCAGGGCTACCTGCAGGTGAAGTTGGACCCATACTAGTATGGTTTCCACCCATGCCATTAAAAATAGGGTTGGTTTGTGGACTATTGGTTCTTCTTATGAATCCTACAATACCTCTTCTTATGTTGGCTTTTGCGTTACCTTGTGCTGGAGAGTCAGGCCCAACTGGAATTCCTGTTTGTATTGTGTAATCTATAGTAGCACCTGGTGCTGAGCCACTGCCCCCACCTTGAGGAACTGTTGGACTTGGTGATCCTTGTCTTTGTCCCGCAGCTCCGCCTGTTGCTGTGGCCTGAACTGGACTTCCAAAAGTTGAATCTTGTCCTGCATTACCTGGTGCATTCGGATTTCCCGCACCGCCTGATCCTATTGTGTACGGAGCTGAAAATGGAGAAGGTGCTGGTGATGTAACAGGAATATTAAAAAATCCAATTCCTGCATTTCCACCTGGTCCTTTACCTTGAGCTGGGCCACCACATCCGCCACCGCCCCCACCGCCTGTAATGTAGACGCCTAATTTTGTTGTTCCTGGTTGTGCTTGGAAAGTTGCAGTACCAGGTTCTGCATCAGCGAATGTGAATACAAAGTCAGGTGAACCTGCAGAGCCTGTGGCTGCTGCAGTTATTCTTCCGTCTTCATCAACTGTTATGTTAGCAGTCGTATAAGATCCGGCTGTGACGGCTGTAGATTGTAGTTGGTTAGGTCCAACTGAGTTAGCTGCCATTTTTGTAAGTGTAACATTTGATTGTAAAATTTTTGCTGTCGTTACAGCGTTTGATGAAATGTTTGCAGCACGCACTGCGTTATCTGCTATTTTATTAGTTGTTACGTTTGATTGTAAAATTTTTGCAGTAGTAACAGCGTTTGATGCAATTTGTGCAGCAGCTACTGTACCACCCATTGTGTCTAGAGAAATTTCGTTTAAATTTGTTCCATCAGAATATGCACCATAAATTTTAGCTGCGTCTAATGTAAATCCAGAGCCACTAGCAGTTTTTATAGTTAAGTTTTCAGGATTTGTTAATCCAGTAGCATCGAAAATATAATATTTTTCGATTCCATCAGGTATCGTACAAATTGTGCTGGCACCAATGGTTGCCGTAGCAAATTTAATTACCATGTTTCTAGCATTTGATAAAGTTGCGTTAGACATAACTAATGCTAAAGTTCCACCACTAGATAGTGTTACTTGTTCAAAACCAGCAATAGCTTGTTGTACTAAATTTAAGTTTGTATTTGTTTTGTCACCCCAGGTACCAGCGTTTTGGCCGGTTACCATTAATTCGAGTTTTAAATCTGTAGAAAAACTTGACATAATATCCTTATTTTAACAAAGTTATGCGGCTCGATCAACCTCGGTCCAAACATTATTTACACCAGGATCAATTTCAGCCCATGCAGTTACATTAGTTGAACCAATATTCGCTGTCAACCCTATACCAGTTAATGGTATATTTGCAGTTCCTGTAG